TGTTTGATATGTAGCCATTTTATTTTCTCCGTTAGGTTATTGTTTATAGATAACGCATCAATAAATCGGTAGCATCTTTTGTGCTTCCTGATTTCTTCAACGTCTTAATCTGATTCAACCTAGTTTGGCTATTTATATCTTCTTTAGTAGTTTTAACGCCTGACCTAACAAATTTAGATGGTTTAACTTTTTTACTTACTAAATTAGTTTTAACTGCATTAGCTTTCATTCCATCCATAATCACATCAAAATATCTTGAATCATAAATCCTAGAAACATCCTCATTTGAGAATCCTTTAGAACTTAGGTAGTTCATAATATTTGACTTAACTGCATTACCCTTCATAGGATCAGCAAGTACAGGATGTTTTAAGTGAAGTTTTTTTTGTTCACTTTTTAACACTTCCTGAAATTGAGCATTTTGATGTTCTCTCAATCTTTGCTGTGCTTGTTGAATCGTTTGTTTTCTTTTAGTCATCTTACGATCAACTCTAGCAGCTTCAGTTGGATCTTCATCCCAAAGAGCATCAAGCTCCTTAGAATTCATATCATTGTTAATCTCAGCATTTAAAGTAACTACTAATGAATTTAAATCATCCATTTTAGTTGAATACTGATTCTTCAAACGATCTTCCTCAGATTTAAGCTCTCTTTTTTCGATTGCTATTTCTTCAGTTTTTCGTCTGTAGTCGGCATCCTTTTGATAACCTGCTTTTAATTCATCAAGGTCAACATCAATCTTTTCACCATTAACTGTAACCTGGTGTAGATCGGTTGCTTTTTCTTCAATTGCATTTTCATCTTCTGATGCTTGTTCTTCTTCATCAACTTCTTGAGTTTCATCAAGTTGAGCTTCTGGTTTTTGTTCAACCTCAGATTCTACTTCTGTAGTTTCTTCTGGTTCAACTGGTGCTGCTTCTTTTGTAGATTTGTTGATAACTCCATTAGAGTCCATCAAACCTTCAATAGTTTTAGCTGCACCTTGTACTGACTCTTTGTTCAGCAAGGGGTTTCCGTTAGACATATAGTCTTCTCCTAGTTAAGCTGTCTTTCGACTTGGCTTATTCTAACCTTAATGGTTAAAATTTTGTGTTATTCTGTTGTTGTCTGAAATCTTCTAACTGTTTCGAAGCTAGTTTTCCAGTCTCAACTATTGTATGTAAGTGTTGCTCAACTTTACCTACAACATTATAAGCGATCCAAAGTTTTTCTCTAGTATCACTTTCATCAGCACCTGTTTTTAAAAGTAGTGCTTCAGAATAAATTTTTTTAAGAGTTTCTATACTCTCTTGAAAAAGTTTACTCCCCAATATTTGTTTCGCTTCGTTCGATCGGCTCACTTCTACCGCTCTGTCCGCTTGGTCTTGCGTTTCCATTTAGTCCTTGTAATTGTTGTTGAAACATATTAGTTGATTTTTGTGCTTGGTCAAGGATTTTACTTTGTTCTGAAAATACTATCTTTTCCATCTCTGCATCTGCTTTAATTTTTGCACTATCTAATTGAGTATTATATTTCAAAGACATTTCTTTCATTTTAGCTTCAAAATCTAACATTAATTTTTTATTATCTTGCTCTAACTCTTTATATTTAATTTCAATATCTGCCATTTTTCTTTTATTCTCAGCATCAATTCTAGTAAATTCAATTTTTTCAATTGGAGATGGTTCAGGTGGTTGTGGGGGTGGCATCATTTGTTTACCCACATCTGGATTAACAAAGTAAGTATCTACATTTTTAAGTCCAGCGTTTTCAACCATCTTCGTTAAAGTATTATATATATTTTTAAGACTCACCATTGGTAATTCTCTACCTCCTTGCAATTGGAAGGCTTGAATTTGTCTTTCTAAAATAGAATTTAACATTATAGTTTGTTGTTCTTTAGAACCAGTTCCTAATCCTACAACAATTGATATATTGAATCTATCTTTCCACTCAGTAGGTCTAACTGGAATGTATTGGTTACTCATCATAATAATTTTTTCTTTATCTTGATACTTAACCATTAGTTCAAATATTTTTTTAAATAATTCTTTAACACCTGTTTCTGCAAAGACTCTAGCAATCAATTCTGATCTCATTTGAGTTTGCGTCATCAAAGCATTTACACCAGTTGCAGTTTTAGCATTTAATGTATCAGGACTTAAACCTTGAGCTTCTTTTGAAACACCAGTTCTACCTTCTCTAACTGAATCTAAATAACTTAATAAAGGAAAAGCTTGTTGTGAAATTGGTTGAGCTTGTAGCGGTTGTAAAACTTGATTCGGTGGTTGTTTAGTTCTAACGATTCCACCAGGTCTAGTCGTAAGTAGGTCATCCATATTAACCATACCATCCATGATCGCAACTCTGTTATTATTTGTTAAATACATATTGTCTAACAACTGTCGCATCACAGTAGATTTCATTAACTGAACATCTTCAACTAATTCTGAAATTGATCTTCCATAAAATCTGTGTGGCATAGGAATAGGAGTTACTGTAACGAAGGGAATATTATCACAAGGCATATTAGATAATATGTGAGAACCATCACTACCTGCTGCAACAACTTTTCTTAACTCTGCAATACCATCACCATCATAATCATATTTTATATAACATTCATAAATTAAAACTTTTTCTGTTGAGCTATCCGTTGGAGTAGAAACATTATATTCATCTATATCTCTCATCCTTACAATTTCTTCATTATTGTAAATATCTAAATCTGATTTTGGTAATTCATCAACTTCATCTTGAGAGTAACCCATTGAAACTAAATCTGATCTTGTCATTAAAACTTTGTGAGCTACAAAATCGGCATCATCAATCGTCTTAGCATTTCTCTCAATTAAAAATTCTTCTGGCGGAACACTTTCGATTTTTACTTTTCCTGTTTTTTTAATTCTTTTAATTTTGCAATTATATAAATTAAAATTAGGAACTTGGATTTGACTTACATCCACACCTTGTGCTTCGTACTGAGCTAAGGTTGCTTCGAATTGTTCTTTAGCATCTTCATCTTCAAATACTTCTTCGTCAACAATTTCTATTTCATCTTTAGTATCTTGCAAAGCCTCTTTCTCAACTGGTGATAAATTTTCGTAAGTTTCGTAATCAACTTTTTCAGAGTCATCCCAGTAGATTTTTAGGAAGCCATTTTTTTCTATTAGAGCATCTTTAAAAAAATTATATAATAATTGGAAGCCATTATTTTCTTTATAGAAAACATGATTTAAATAAGCTGTCGCTTGGTCAGCCATAGGTACATCTTCGGCAGTCATAGGTTCGCAACGAACAACATTATCTGAAGCTGTGAATACTCTTAATAAATTTGGTAATAGACTTTCGATTGTATCAGATACATCTGTGCTAACGACTTGTGAACGACCATCTATTTCTGTTCCAAGTTTATCACCTAGATAATATTCTAAAGATTTTCTTCTTTGATCTGAAAGCTGTCCACCTAAATAGCCTAAACCATTTGTTATCTGGTTTCCTATTATGGTTTGTAGTTCTAAGTCTGAATTTTCTTTTTGGTCTTTATTTTTTTTTGCCATATTAAACTATATAATTTGTATCTATTCTTATTGGCTTTTTCCAATCCGATCTTTCAATAGGTTCTGTAACAGCTCCATATCTTATCGAATCACAAAAGTGAGATGCCCAATTGTGCAGAGGTTTATTTCTGAAGCAATTATTTTTTTCATCCCAACGCTTACAATAAGACTTTAACGCTTCTACAAGCTTATTGCAATTGTTTTTATGAAAGTAGCATTTCGGCAACATTCTTCTTACTTGTTCAATACCGTCTTCTACACTAAGTTTGGGTGCTATGTCAAATTCTAGTCCTAGTTCTTTTGCTGTTTCCCACCTAGATTTATTAGTGCCGATCTCTCTTACCCTAATATCATGGGGAGCTATATGTTTTGAATACTTGTAAGGTTTGCTATCTACAATATTAATATAATGCTCTAAGCCTTCACCTGAGTTTTCGTAGCAATCAATAATTCTAATTTCGCCACTAGTTCTTCGTTGAGCAAAGGTAATTACAGTAGAATCATTCATGCCTAAATCCCACCATGTTTCAACTTCTAAATCTTCTTCTATATCAAAGTTTGTAACCTTGCCTGACTTCTCTAATTCTTCAATTGTAGATCCAAAGTAAGAACCACTTATTCCAGCTTGAAATGAGCATTCAAATTCTTGATCGTAACTTTCTGGCGACATGGTTTGTTTTGCTGCATCTAATTCCTCTTGAGCTATAATCTTAGTTTCCGAAGCTTTGAAAACAGCTGTGAACCAATCTTTATTTTTCTTAGCCTTTTCATGTAATTCGTAGAACCAATTTCTTCCCATTGGAGTACCGATAAATATTGCGAAACCTTTCCTGTCGGAGAGGCATGGTCTTAAAATAGTATCAAAGAGGTCTGGCGAAAGATTCTGAGTTTCGTCACAAACTATACCGTCAAAGTATTGACCTCTAATAGCAGCACTATTCTCACCGCCTAAAATCTGTATTCTGGAATTGTTAATTGGAAAGTCAACTCTTAGTTCTGACTCATTAAACTTAACTCCTGGAATTGTGGCAGAAAACTGTTTCATGTAGTCCCAAGCTGTACTTTTGCCTTGCAGACGGAATGGAGAGATGAAAGCGTATCTAGGATAGGGTTTACTGGACGTTAGAGCCGCTCTGATTAGGTGGTTGATAGCAAATACGGTCTTACCCCCCCTCCGATGAACGATGACTACGTTAAAGCGGTTTGTGTCGCATTTTTCATGCAAAAAATTTTGGATTTCTCTTGGTGAATAAGGAATGACTATTTGTTTCATATTATATTAGAACCCCCTCAATTCTTTGTTTGGCAATATCAAAGTATTTATCATCTTTTTCAATACCTATAAAGTTTCTATTAAGGTTTTTACAAGCAACTCCTGTAGAACCTGAACCCATAGTAAAATCTAATACAGTATCATTTTCATTAGTATAGGTTTTTATTAGATATTCAAGTAAAGCTACTGGTTTTTGAGTTGGGTGTAGTGTTTTTGTTACACTATTAAAAAAACAGTTTTTGTTTTGGATAACCTGTTTGAGTTTGTATATATGTTCCAATTTTTACTTTTCCATAATTATCACTATTTCCATTCCCAGAGTTTCCTGTGCTAGTTATTTTGTTACAACTTTGTATTCCTTGTGGATTGTATAGGCATTGTTTTTTATAGAATATAATAATATTTTCAATATTTCTTAAAGGTTGTTTTTTAGCATTTAACACTCCTGTACACTTGTTTTTTTCCCAAACCCAATCGTACTTAAAATTCTTAATATTACTCATTCTTAAAGCACTACTAAATGGTTCACTACCAAATAAGGCAATACAGCCATTATCTTTAATTACTCTTTTAAGTTGTTCCCACATCGGCTCAAAGGGAATTATGCTATCCCATTTACATTGAGTTGTACCATAAGGTGGATCAGTGAGGATTAGGTCGATTTTTTTATCAAAAATTTTAGGAAGTTCGATTAAGCAATCTCCATGTATTAATTCGGTTTTCATAAAAGTACCCACCCCCTAATGGAGTGTTTTGTTTTGATTGTCAAATTCTTCTTCCAGGACGAACTGTTGTTTTATAAAGGTTGAAAAGTCTTCGGCATCAGCTTTATCCCTGAACCCTTCAAAGTGAGTAATAACTATTGGTTTTTTGTAGTCTTATTTTTGACTATAAAGATTGTTGTTTTTAAGAATTTATCATCCATGTGTTTGTACCATACATCAACATTATTCTAAGAGGTAGTTCAAAAAATGGGTATAGGCACTTTAACACCCCCCCTATTTACCAATTAAGGTTCAAATACAACCTATACTTTTATAGTGATAATTTAAGACTATCGTTACCTATTTACCGATAATTAATAGTTATCGGAATGTTCTCTTAATGTTCCTGTATTCCTTTCATATTACTTATATATTTTATATATATATTATATACGTATAAGATATATCATTTTTTATGTGTAATTTATATAACATTCTTATATACTTCAATACTTCTAGTCCATAATACTGTGACATATTTATCACACTTAACTGTATTTGTGACATATTTACCACTATGGTTTAGACCATGAGATGGTTAATGGTTGATTCTTATCAGAGTTAATGCTTAAAACCTCTGCAGATTTACCATATCTCTTAGCATTTAGCTTACTTGCAGACCATTGAGAACTAGCAACGATTATTTTATATAGGTTTACTAAGTTCTGAGCTGCCTTTGGATCTAATTCACCAGACTCTATTTTAATTTCTAGTTCTTTTCTTTTGTCTTCCAGCTCTGAAAGTCTTAGATCAACTGCCAATTCTTTTGCTTTGATATATCTATCCATTAAAACATTATCTTTAATTAAATAGTTTCTAAAAGATTGCCAGGTAAAATCTACATCATCTCTTGAGAATACTTCTCTAATTGTTAAACCATCTGCAATAAGATTTAAAAGCTTATCAAATAGTTTTTCTGTTAATTTCTTTTTCTTCCTGCCATGTCAATTTCTTTACTTTAGTAAAGCCATAATAATATTTATAGGGTTACCGGCAGAGATAGAAAGGAAAGGGAAAACTCCACCGGCAACAGTTATATAACTAATAGACCAAAGCTTAAGGGAGCTAGTAGCCTAGAATTTACTTAACACATTATATGGTATATTACAAATCAAAAGGTTTCTTTTTAGGCTTAAAACTTCTCTTATTTAGTGTAATGGGATTATGCTTTAATTTACCTTTAAAAAGTAAATCATCAATTATAGTTTGGCAAGTGTAAGATCCAAATAATCCATCATTAATAATTAGGTACATTTGCTCAAATGAAAGCATTCCATTTTCAAAGTCTGATTGGATGTATTTATTAATTTCAATCTTCTCTGCCAGGCTATAGCTATTATTATAACTCTTTTGTAATGGTTTATTATTATAAAGATACTCAGTCATCCTTAAAGCCTTTTAACTTTTTAAATCCTTTATTACTATTGTTATTACTACTATTGTTATTACTCTTATAATGGTACCCAAATTTTGGGTAGTCTGGTTGCGTAGATTTTGGGTAGTCTGGTTGCGTAGATTTTGGGTAGTCTCTAGGCAGCATCAAACTATATTTGTTGGCACTTGATAACCTGTGGACAACTAAATATCCGTTCTCTGTGAGCTCCTTTTTTGCCTTCTGTAATGTATTGATTGATATGCCTAATTTTAGACATAAATTGGAGTTTCTTAAGTTCCTATAATTAGCCGATAAGCTCTTTATATAACAAAATAAGACTTTTGCGTCATTTGATACCCTATTATCATAAAATAAAGCATTTGGGATCATAACAAACCCCTTTTTAAGTTTATTCATATTCCTTTTTTCATCCTTGCTAGACCTCCTTATATACCCAAATTTTGTGTAGTCAATAAAGAACATTAAGAGAACAAATTAATTTAAATAATATGCTTTTATTATTTGACATATAGAACAAGAATGATACAAGTAATCATGTTTAAAACAAATCAACAAAGGAAAGAAACAATGCTATCAGCTCACACAGTAGGAAACAAATATAAAGAAGTTCAAGATTTAAGACCTAAAGAAATCGCAAAGATAATTAGAAAAGGATTTAAAAGAAATTTAAAGATTGTAAATTTTCTATTAAAATCTGATTATAATGCAATCAATGTAAAGTTAATTGAATGTACTAATTTTAGATCGTTTTTGAGATGCATGAATATTATAATCATACTAGCATAAGAATGAATAATGATTTTATGAAAGAAGTTAAAACAATTATGAACCAATATAATTTTGATAATAGCGATACAATGTCGGATTATTTTCATAATAATTTTTTTGCTTTTTTTGATTTAGCAGGTCAATTGGCAAGAGATACAGAGCCAAAATTAATAGAGAAATTAAAAGCAGCTTAAAGACCGAAACACCCTCACAAGGGGTGTCTTAGGGTTAATCCCTAACTGATGAGGTCAGAAACTAAAAGAAAGGTAATAAAATGAAAAAATCAGATGTTTACGACATTATAGAAGAAAAAAAGGTGAATCTTTGGAGATTATACGTAGATGCAGAGGGTAAAGCAGATCCAAGAATGAAAGTTCAAAATGATGGATATTCTTATTCTGGAATGGACTTTATTAAATATGTACCGAATGAAACTGACAAGACTACAGAAGCCTGGAAAAGGGGATATTGGTGGTCATCAGATATGTACTGTATTTATTGGGATGATAAAACTACACTAATGCCACATGAAGCAAGTACATTTATTTTTGGTAGAGCACCAAGAACAGAAACAGGCAAATATGTAAAAAGTGTATTAAAAATAATTAACTCAATTGAGTCTGATGTTCAGGCTTTTGGTACACAAAAACCAATTACAGAAAATAGCATAAATTAATAAAACTTTAAGGGGTTTTTAATTTAAACCCTTTAGAGATTTATTAAAATAATAGATCATAACTAAATAAAGAAAGGCAAAACTAATGATTAAAACACATATAAGCGACTACAACGACTCTATGTATAGAGTAACTAATTTATATAATCATAAAGGGTTTATACATTGGAATAAAAGCAAAAAATATACTGGTGAAGCTATGTCGAATATTAACCCATTTTAATGATTCTTATAAAATATATGATCTAATAGATAAGGAAGGTTTTATTTATTATGAAATTTATAAAATGGGATTATCTAAACGATAAAAAGAATTAGATAATACAAACGATATATTATTATTAACCACTTACTAATTAAGGATAGAACGTTAATAGAATATATGAATTAATAAACTAAGGGTTATTATTAACCTTTAAGATTTATTAAATAATAGATCATAACTAAAAGAAAGGTAAATAATGAATACAAAAATAAAATGGTTTAATGAGGATTACGATTTAGGTTGTGATGTTTCAAAGCTTGAGGAATTAGGATTTACAAATTCTTCATGGAAGGATGATATTGCACCCTCTTATTCAAATGATAAAATGCAAATATATTTTTTAAATAGAAATAAATTTGATGAGCATAAGGGTAGATCTAAATTTAGTGTAAATAAAATACTAGATAATGAAAATATAGAAACTATTTATGAAACTGATTATTTTTATAAAGTTTTGCAATTAGCAGAAGAAGGGAAACAATGAAAAAAAGCAATATATTACGTTCTAGGGTTCGCATTTTCTGTAATGGTATTTGTAACCTTAATAATGATGATGTTACACCAATGGGCAACTTATGGGGGAATCTAAATAATGAAATATTATATTAAATATAAATATTGGAATACAAAAACAGACAAAATAGAAATTATTAAACATGAGTTTGAAAGGTCTTTTAATGATTTAAAGGATTTATTTGATTTCATAGATGATTTTAAATCTTCTAATTGTATTTATAGAGATCAAGTAATAGAAATTGATAAGATATAAACATGAAAGCAATATTAAAAAACTGTTTAAATTAATCAAAGAATGTTTAGGCATAGAAAGAGAAAGGGATAATAATGAAAATAATTAATAGAGGGTTAACTGTTGACATAGTAACCAATGAAATAGAAGTAATAGATAGAATGTTAATAATGTTTCATAAGGCTATGGACAATGCAACCAATCCACAATTTAAAGAGCTCTGGAGTAAAAAAATATGAAAAAAGCAAAAGATTACAAAAACAAAAACACTTATTAAATTAATGGAGGAAACATTGGTTAATGTTTTAATAGGTTCTGAAGCTATGAATGGGGTTACCTATAACAAGTATAAGAACTTTAAAAAGAGGGGAAAAAATGCTTGAAGCAATTATCATTATTGAATTAACATTAATAATATTTTATCATTTAACCAATTAATATGAATAAAAGCTGTTCAGAATGTAAAGAAATAAAAAACGTTAAATATTTTTTTGGAGAAAAGATACTGAAAATTATAGAGCAAACTGTAAAGAATGTTTCTTTAAAAAATCAAAGAAATATTACAAGAAACATAAAAAAGTTTATTAATTTGGCATAAAGAATACCGTTTAGAAAATAGAGATAAAATTAATAAAGAACTAAAAGAACATTATTATAAAAATAATGGTGCTGAAAAAAGAAGGTTATGGAGAATTAAAAATCCATTAAAAGATAAAAAAACTGCCAAAAGATGGAGATTAAATAATCCTGAAAAACTTAAAGAAATACATAAAAAAAATGGCAAAATATTTTAAACAACCCTGTATTACATAGGGAGATATTAAATAAGCAAAAGATAAGAAACTCAACTTTAAAAGCAAAATTAAAAAATAGAAAATCATTTAGAAAGCATTTTCTAGCAAATAGAGAGTATTATTTAAAAAGAATAAAGATCATTATCTTGATAATAAATTATATTATAATTTAAAATCTATGCACAGAAGAAAGCATATTTTAATTAGAATCCCTAAATGGGCTAATTTAGAAAAAATTAGAGAGATATATAAAAAGAGTAAAAAGGGTTATCATGTTGACCACATTATACCGCTTCAAGGTAAAAATGTTTCAGGACTCCATGTAGAAAATAATTTAAGAATTATAAAGGCTACAAGTAATTTAAGTAAAGGTAATAAATTTCCATACAATGGAATATCAATATGAATAAAACCAATATATATGGAGATTATAAAATCTGTATTAAATGCAAGAATCCTTCAGATGTAGTAGAGGGATCAAAAAAATTACTGCGTTGAATGTTGGTATGTTCATGTTAATGGTAAGAGCATAAAGGAAGTGGAAAAGCAAATAGAAGAAGAAGAAAGGTTTATTAAAAAAAAATGAAATACTTAATAATATTTATATT